ACGGTAGAGCAAAAATTTTAGATACTCCCATGGGTAAAATTGTACAAAATTTTATCGAAGAGGGTGTTGGTCTTGGTGTATCTTCAAGAGGCTTAGGCTCTCTTAAAGAAAAAAATGGTGTTAACGAAGTACAAGATGATTTCCATCTAGCTACTGTTGACATTGTAGCAGATCCTTCTGCCCCTGATGCCTTTGTGCAAGGTATTATGGAATCAGCGGAATGGATTTTAGAAAACGGTTTGTGGAAAACAATTGATATTGAACTAGCACAAAATGCTATCAAAAAGACTTCTAAAGCTAATTTAAGTGAAATGAAATTAAGCATATTTAAGCAGTTTTTAGGTAGTATCAAATAATTCAACCATATAAATAATAATGTTAAACAAAACCCTCTTAGGAGAAAACGGATGTCAGTCGAAAATAAAATAAAAGAGCTGCTAAGTCGCGCAGGCGATAAAGAGCAGGTTCTGACTGAAGAATCTAAAGAGGATCTTACTTCAGGTGGAATTGCTGATGTCGGAGCTAAAGCGTCAACGAGCATGTCGAAAGATAGTTCGAAGGCTGCAACAGCTGCTACAGCAGGCGATTCAACTTCACCAAAGCAAGGTTCCTCACAAGATGCTTCATATACAGAACATGATGAAGATGAAGAGAACCTAGGTGCTAAAGCCTCTGCCTCGGTAGCCAGCAACGTTGGTCTTCCTAAGAGTAAGGGTGATGCAAAAACTGCAAAAGTTCCTGCTATGGAAGAAGTTACCCAGGAAGATGTTAAGTCACAACTTAACTCTATCTTTGGCGAAGAACTATCAGAAGAATTTAAATCAAAAGCAACTTCTATTTTCGAAGCCGCTGTTATCGCTCGTGTAAATAACGAGATGGAAAGTGTAACAGCTCGATTAGAAGAACAAGCACAAACTCAATTGGACGAGCATAAAGCTGGTTTAGTTGAAAAAGTAGATTCCTACCTCAATTATGTTATTGAGCAATGGATGGAAGAAAATACCTTAGCAGTTGAAAACGGTCTACGTACCGAGATCGCTGAGGACTTTATCACTGGCCTCAAGTCACTCTTTAAAGAACACTACATCGAAGTACCTGAAGAGAAGTATGACGTACTAGAGGAGCTTCAAAATAAAGCCGAAGAATTAGAGGCTAAATTAAATGAAGCTGTGAATCAAATTGTAAGCACCTCCACTGAACTTAGTACACTAAAACAGTCTAAGATTTTTGAAGAGCAAACAAAGGATTTAGCTGCTACTGAAGTTGAAAAACTTAAGAAGCTGGTTGAAGGCGTTGAATTTGAACAGGAAGAATTATATCGTGAGAAGGTAGCTGTTATTAAGGAAAATTATTTCCCTAAGACCGCTTCTAAATCTCCCGAGAAGATTTTAGTTGAAGAGAGTGGAACTACACCTTCTACCTTCGATAACTCTACCATGTCAAAGTACGTACAGTCTTTATCTAGAACAGTCAAGACTCGTTAATTCATAAATAAACAAGAACAATTCACAAGGAGAAGGTAATGTACCTATCAGAACAACTGCAGGAAAAATGGGGCGCCGTACTTAATCACGCCGACCTACCTGAAATCAAAGACTCATACAAGCGCTCGGTTACTTCCGTATTGCTTGAGAACCAAGAGAAAGCATTACGCGAAGACCGTAATATGCTTTCTGAGTTAGCACCAGCTAACAACTCTGCTGAAACAGCAGGTATCGACCGCTACGATCCGATTCTTATCGGTCTAGTTCGTCGTGCAATGCCTAACCTAATGGCATATGACATTTGCGGTGTACAGCCAATGACTGGACCAACTGGTCTAATCTTTGCAATGCGTTCAGTATATGGTAACACACGTACTGATTCTGGTCTTACAGAAGCACTTTACAACGAAGCAGACACAGACTTCTCGTCTTCTGGCTTCTCATCTCCTCTTGCAGCTGATGGTACTCCTAAAAATGGTACACATGCTGGTTCAGATCCTGTTGCTGCCTCCGGTTACACAACTGGTAAGGGTATGACTACTGCTGAAGGTGAAGCACTTGGTGATTCTTCTTCTAACGCATTTGGTCAAATGGCTTTTGCAATTGACAAGACAACCGTTACAGCTCGTTCACGCGCTCTAAAAGCTGAATACACTCTTGAACTTGCTCAAGACTTGAAAGCAGTTCACGGTCTAGACGCTGAAAGCGAATTATCAAACATTCTTTCACAAGAAATTATGTTTGAAATTAACCGCGAAGTTGTTCGTACAATCTATACAGTAGCTAAGCCAGGTTCTCCTTCTACAGCCACTGCAGGTACTTTCAACCTTGACGTCGACTCTAACGGTCGTTGGTCAGTTGAGCGTTTCAAAGGTCTATTGTTTAACATCGAGCGTGATGCCAATCACATCGGTCAAGATACCCGTCGTGGTAAAGGTAACTTCATCGTCTGTTCAGCCGATGTTGCCTCTGCCTTAGCAATGGCTGGTGTATTAGATTACGCTCCTGCTCTTTCAACTAACCTAACAGTTGATGATACTGGTAATACTTTTGCTGGTGTGTTGAACGGTCGTATGAGAGTTTACATTGACCCGTATTCTGCCAACCTTGGTGCTGCATCCCAGTTCTACGTTGTAGGTTACAAAGGTACTTCACCTTACGATGCCGGTATTTTCTACTGCCCTTACGTTCCATTACAAATGGTTCGCGCAGTTGATCCTAATACATTCCAACCAAAAATTGGATTCAAGACACGTTATGGTATGGTAGCAAACCCATACGTTACAACTAACGCTAACAGCGCTGCTGCCGATCAAGATACATTTACGGCTAACCGTAATCAGTACTATCGTCGTTCTAAGGTTGTTAACCTGATGTAATTAAAAGAACCGGCGAAGATCGGTATTTTAGAGGGAGCCTTAAAAGCTCCCTCTTTTTTTTGTATAAATATTCACATGGCATACACAGCAAATCTTTCTACAATCTTACTAGATGTAACCAGTGGTTCACCCGCTGTTTACAACTATCTCAGACCCAACGCATTTAGGTTCTCCATTAAGGACTTACCTAATGTAGCGTACTCTTGTCAGTCGGCAAATCTACCCTCATTAAATTTGGGTTTTGCAGTTCAACCGACACCATTTTTAGATATTCCAAGAATAGGTGATAAGAATTCTTTTGGGGATTTTACAATTCGGTTTTTAATATCCGAAGATATGTCAAATTACCTGGAATTATTTGAATGGCTTATTGCACTTGGCTTCCCTAACAACTATAATCAATATAAATCTTTTACAGGTGATAGGTTAAGTCGTTTTCCTTTCTATAAAAATGGTAGAGGGGATACTGAGTCTTTAGCTCTTTCTGACGGTACATTAACCATATTAGATAGCAATAATGTGCCAAAGACTAATATAATACTGAAGGATTTATTCCCAGTATCTGTTGAAGCATTAGATTTTGATGTTACAAGTTCGGCGGTAGATTATTTTGTTGGGATAGCTTCTTTTAAGTATACATCGTTTACGATTGAGGCTTTATAATTTTTTAACTTTGGAGTATATAATGGCGACTAAGCAAGTCAAATTAAGCTTGGATGAAGTTCGTAAGAATAAATTCTTTGTAGCAACACCCTGTTACGGTGGTCAGTTAATGGAGCCTTATTTTAGGTCTACCGTTAAACTAATGACCTTTTTTAATCAGCATCAGATCCCATTAGCATTTGGTACCATTGCTAATGAATCTCTAGTAACCAGAGCACGTAATGTCCTACTGGCTTACTTTCTAAACTCCGATTACACCCATTTACTCTATATCGATGCCGATATTGAATTTCAAGTAGAAGATGTACTTAAACTGTATGCTGCTGATAAGGATGTCGCGGTAGGAGCCTATCCTAAGAAGGGTGTTGCATGGCAGCGTATTAAAGATAGTATTGCCGCCGATCCTACTAAGGAAATGACTGATAAAGAAATTGCATCCCAAGGATCCGATTATGCAGTTAACTTTAAGTTTGTAAATAAAGAGGCTAAGTCTATTGCAGTAGAAAATGGCTTGGTCAAGCTACACGATGCAGGTACTGGGTTTATGATGATTAAGCGTGAGGCTATTCTTAAGTTAATTAAAGCCTACCCTGAGATTAAGTATAATAACGATGTAAATATCAATAACAACGAACTGTCAGATAAATTCTACGCGTTGTTTGATACTATGATTGATCCAGTCGACCGCCGCTATCTATCAGAGGACTATACATTCTGTAGACGTTGGCAAGAAATTGGTGGTGATATTTGGCTCGATCCCTCTATCTCTCTCAACCACTACGGTCATTTCTGCTTCCAAGGTAACCCTAATGCTATCATTAATTGGGGTGAGCCTATTGAACCACCAGTAGTAAGTGATGTAAAAACTATTGATCTACCCGATGAAGTAGAACAAACTACATAAAGTAGTTATAATCACTATATTATGAAGCTATCTGAAATACAAGATGAATGGTTAAAAGACTCTTCGATCGATGAATTAAATCTCGGTCGAGAGTCTACTCGTGTTCCTATCTTACATTCTAAGTATCTGGTTCAATTATCTAAAGTAAAACTCCTACACCGTAAGGCTGAGTCTGATTACTATAGTACCAGGCGTTTAAAATACAGATACTATCGGGGTGAGATGACTAAGGAAGAACTAACAGTTCTAGAATGGTCACAGTTTCAGGGCAATAAGCCTTTAAAGAATGAGATGGATGAGTTCTTACAATGCGATGCCGATCTTATTATCTTACAGGATAAGGTAGAGTATTTTAAGACTGTTATCTTTACCTTGGAACAGATACTTAGATCTATTAATTCAAGAACCTGGGATATAAAGACCGCTGTGGAATACTTAAAGTTCACCAACGGTAGTATGTAATGTCAGATATTCAAATTGTAAAGAAAAATGAAGTTTACATTAAGGTGCAGTGTGATCCTTCTATAGCTCAGGAGATATCAGAACACTTTACCTTTGATGTACCCGGGGCTAAGTTTAACCCTTTATTTCGTAATAAGATGTGGGATGGTAAGATCAGACTCTTTTCTGTACTTACTAAGGAAATATATAAAGGTCTTTTAAGTTATCTTGAGCACTTTGCCGAGGTAAATAATTATACTATAGACTATGAACAATACTCTTCTCAGCACGATGCAATCACCCCTGAACTGGTCAAGCAGTTTGTGGAAGAACTCAACATATCATTGCCCGGTGGGGCTACCGTTAGAGAATATCAACTTGATGCAATCTATCGTGCCATCTTTGACAGTAGACGTCTTTTACTGTCACCCACAGGTTCCGGTAAATCTCTCATTATATACTGCTTACTACGTTGGAATGAAAAATTTGGACGGAAACAGCTTATCTTGGTCCCAACTACCTCGCTCGTCGAACAAATGTATTCGGACTTTCAAGCCTACTCTGAACTGAATGGTTGGAAGTCCTCTCTTAACTGCTCACGAATATATGCCGGTCATGATAAGACCAATCTACTACCGATAGTTATATCCACATGGCAATCGGTTTATGAATTACCTAAAAAGTTCTTCGAAGAATTTGATTGTGTTTATGGTGATGAGGCTCATAACTTTAAAGCTAAATCTCTTACCTCTATAATGCATAAGATGGTCAATACACCCTATCGTATTGGTACTACAGGTACTTTAGATGGGATGAAGACTCATAAACTAGTATTAGAAGGCTTATTTGGACCGGTGTATAAGGTAACCTCAACTAAAGCGTTGATGGATGAGGAGCAGTTGGCCGAGTTAAGAATATTTGCTCTGATACTTGAGTATAGTGATGAAATAAAAAAGCAAAATAAAGATCTTAAGTACCCCGAAGAGATGGACTTTCTTATAGGACATGAACCAAGAAATAAATTTATTCGTAATCTTGCCTTATCACAAAAAGGTAATACCCTTGTGCTCTTCCAATACGTTGAAAAGCATGGTAATATCTTGCACGAGATGATAAAGGCAAAAGCGGAAGAAGGTAGGCGTATATTCTTTGTGTATGGTGGTACAGATACTGAACAACGTGAACAGATACGACATATTACTGAGAAAGAAAATAGTGCTATTATTGTTGCCTCCTACGGTACTTTTAGTACAGGTATAAATATTAGGAATCTACATAACGTTATATTTGCATCCTCTACTAAATCAAGAATAAGAAACCTACAGTCTATTGGCCGCGGTCTTCGATTAGGAGATGATAAAACGCATTGTAATCTCTATGATATTGGTGATGATATGACCTGGAAGACAAGAAAGAATTTTACCCTTCTTCATATGATTGAAAGGGTAAAGATCTATAACGACGAACATTTTGACTACAAAATAGTTAAGGTACAAATTTAATGCATTGTAAGTTTATCAAGTTAACAAACGGTGAAGATATAATTGTTCAAACTGATGATGCATGCGATACGTTTAGTAATAAGGAATTTATCAGCGTAGTAGACCCGGTTCTTATTTCTTCTATGAGAAGAGCTCATGGGAATATGGTTATCGAGTCCTATGTGATGCAGCCTTGGTTAAAAATGGGTAATATAGATGTTGTCCAACTACCAACAAAAAATATTGTAGTTGCGGTTGATATACACGAAATGGCAGAAAAGCAATACATGACATACATAGAAGAGTATGCTGTAATGAAGAATTCCAATAGTGATACCAACTTTTTAGAAGAGGCAGATGATGAAACAGATGATGAAACGTTTGAATCATTAATGGAAACTTTAGATAATAATTCTGACGAGGAAGAAGATGGACACACAAGTAAACGACCAGACAGAACCTATCATTGAATCAAAACCAGTACCGGTTCATTACGTTGATAATAAGAAATTCTTAGAAGCGCTAAATGAATATAGGGCACAGGTTTTAGAGGCAAAGGAAAAAGGTTTAGAAAAGCCTATTGTAAGTAGGTACCTGGGAGAGTGTTTTATAAAAATCTCCACTCACCTATCTTATAAAGCAAATTTTATTAATTATACTTTTAAAGATGATATGATTTCGGATGGTATCGAGAACTGTTTAACAGCAGTAGAAAAGTTTGATCCCTCCCGCTCCTCAAACCCATTCGCTTATTATACTCAGATCATTTACTTTGCCTTTATTCGAAGAATTCAAAAAGAAAAAAAGCAGACAGCAACTAAGTATAAGATGCTGGAAAATATTGATATAGACCAGATCGTAACACAGTCTGAAGATAATCATGAAATGGTTAATCACCTGTTAGAAATGGTTAGGAGGCAGTCAGATTTAATTGACCCTGATCGTAAGACTATCAAAGGTAAGCCAGGTAGAAAAAAGAAAGTAGTTGAAGATACCAGAACTCTTGATTCTAATTAAGAAGTAGTATATAATAGGCGTATGCCTGTTAAAGTATATTACTACGTAAAAGATAAAGAGGGTTACTCCTCAGAAGATAAGACCTATTATAGTGAGGAAGAAAACCTATACCTGTGGCAACACATTAATAGGGCTCGTAAAGAGGCTGGGGCTTCTAGAGAGAACTTCTTTATAATTAATACCTCTTGCTCTCCTCGTAAAAAGTCTACCTGGATTTGTCCAGATTGGCCTGTTACTCCTTTTCCTAAGCTTAAAAAAACAAAGCTGGCTTTCGGTAGATACGTTATCGAAAAGCCACCTGAACCCGTTGATCCTGATTATGAGTAGCCTATATAATGGATCGTGCCCTTCCACGTACAACTAGGAGAATCTAATGATTCAATTTGACTTTGGTCTTAACCCAGACCCCTCCCGCCACCGTAAGATTAGCTTTGCAAAAAGCGGTCTACGTATTCTAGCTGGCATTGCACTAATCTACGGCAGTTTTATTACCACCGGTCTTCTTCTTATCGTTGCCGAAATTCTCGGTATTGTGGAGGAGATTGTTTAATGGCTAAACTAAAAGTAGCAGAACTATTTTATAGTATCCAAGGAGAAGGAAGATACATGGGTGTACCTAGTGTCTTCCTTCGTACATTCGGTTGTAACTTTACCTGCTCGGGGTTTGGAATGCCCAGGGGTGAAGAGAGTAAAGAGGTGCATTATGTTGCAGCTAAAGTTAATAAGTATCTTACCTATAAAGATCTTCCTCTCGTTAGTACAGGTTGTGACTCGTATGCTTCTTGGGATCCTAGGTTTAAGCATCTTAGCCCTCTACTCACTACTGATAGTATTGCCGATTCAATTATGGATATACTACCGAACAAGGGGTGGGAGGACGAACATCTCGTAATTACTGGGGGTGAGCCTTTGCTAGGTTGGCAACGTGCATACCCTGATCTACTAGATAACCCTAAGATGGCTGGCTTGAAAGAGATTACGTTTGAAACTAACGGTACTCAAAAGTTATCACCAGAGTTTGCAACATACTTACACCTATGGAAATCGCATCACAATAACGATTTTCGGAGAGAGATTACAGTTAGTGTAAG